TGATACCTTGTGTGGTGTTAGCAGTACCGAGTGACATGTTTGCAGTTACTGCATCAGTAACACGAACAACGTAAAGCGAGTTTCCATATGCAAGGAAGTCTGCTGCAGTGAAGAACGTTTCTGGGTTAAGGGCACTTACTGGTTTACCGAATCTTTTAACGAGGTCGACTTCAGACGAAACGAGGACTGGCTCGTTGACTGGACCCCACGCAAAGACACCAGCAATAGCACCAGTCGTCGTCGATACTGCAGGAACGACCGTTGTTAGGTCGATCTCAGATACATTGATACCTGGGCTGAGTTGAAATGGCATGTGTTATCTCCTTTTATGAGCATTATTTAAAGTAAGAGTCTTCCTTCTATTTATAAGAATGGCAATTACCAGTCAAGCCACCTTGAAGGTGGCGGAGTATACACAGTTTCTTCAGGTTCAATATCGTCGTATGTTAATCCAAATGGAAGCAATTCGTCCATCAATTGCTCATCACTCTTCTCTCTCAATTTCATCATAGTGTTAATATCAGTGATTTCTTTGAAGAATGCTTGTGTAGTTAACCAAGCAAACAACACTAATCCCATTACTAAGTCATCATGACAACCTGGTTCAGCTTCATATGATGCACCTCTTCTCGAGAATGTAGAAAGTTCATTGATACAATTGAAGTCACTAATAATCAACTGTTTCTGTTCTGCTAATAGTTTAAGAATAGAACATCCAATTGATTTCACTTGCTTTGTTGTGCGAATTCCCTTATCAACATTTGAACCAAAACCACCAGAGATTCGTTTACCAGAACGACCAGCCGATTCAGTATAGAGAAGAGTCTCGACTTCAAAGTCAAAGTGTAGCGTGTCAGAAACTTGTCCACCAATGTCATTGATCTCAATCAAAACATATGCGTCGTTGTAAGACTTTGTGGTTCGGAAGATGATGTCAGCATAGTCAACAGGTGTAATGAAGTTGTTGCGATATGTTGCAACCTGACGATAAGGCATCTGTGATACGTCAATGATATGGAATGCTGAGTAGTCCAATCCTTTGCCACGCGATACGTCGGCCACACATACATAGGTTCTGCCCTTCTCTGGTTTCTCGTACATCGAGAGGCCTTGTGATTCATGTAGTGGTTCGCGATATGACGACTGCAGATACTTGAGAGTAGCACCATCGAGCAATGTACCCGACGAACCAAGGAACTGACATTCGTATTCCTGAGCAAACTTCTCAGTGTCGAAGTTGAGTGCTTCAAGAGTTTCCTGCTTCCAAGCATCACCACGGCCCGGGACGAGGTCCCACGTGACTTCTGTGTATTGGTAACCATTAGTCCCTTGCTTCGCGCCTTCACAGATCTTGAAGAAGTGATTCAGACCGTTAGGAGTCGAAGTCATAAGTAGTTTGGTTTCAGTACCAGACGAGATGGTAGGATAGACCGAAGCGAAGAATTCATCGTAGCCTTCAACGAACGCACATTCGTCGATGTAAAGGAACGCGATCGACTTACCACGAATAGAGCTCGATGTAGTCGTACCTGCGTAGACCTTACAACCATTCTCAAGTTCGATTGAGTTCTTGTTCCATTCCTGAATCCCGTGCTGCATCCACTTGGGAAGGTTTTCATATGCTAACTTTACGCGTTCAAGAACTTCCTTTGAGCCTTCACCTTTATTTGAAAGGATGCCCACATTTTTGTGTTCATTGAAGATGATATAGTGTAGAATGATAGCGACAGCAGTGGTAGTCTTACCTGCCTGACGCGCAGTAAGCACAGCCACACGACGATTGTTGAAGATCTTCGTGGCAATGTCTTTTTGATAGTCATACATCTGAAGCGGAATAAGGCCGCGATCAACGTGGACGATTTTGATGTAGTTTTCAGCAAAGTAGATGGGATCCATCATGCACTTCGTCATCTCGACGAGTTGCTCTTGAGTCCAATTTTGCTGCTGACCGATTCGCTTAAGAAGGTTGTTACCTAGATAACCCTTCTGCGACTTTTCCGGTTGATTACTGGGAGTTTCCATTTTTCCTCATGTCTGCTAGAACCTTCAGCAGATCATGGGTAGTACCAACGAACAGATTATTGTTTGTCACGTTACCACCAGATCCAGCCTGAGGGTCATCATTAAGCTTGTCCTCTTCCACTTTCTTTTTCGAAAGTTGAACGAGTTCCTTGTTTGCATCGACAAGAGTCTTCATCGTCGTTGCTAGAACCTCGTAAGCACGAGGGTGTTGTGATTGAGTCGCTACACCGAGAAGTTCTTCAAGTGCAGCAGTACCTTTCTCAATCACGTTGTACATGTTTTCACGAGCATAGTCGTAGTCATTCTCTGCCTCTTCAGAACGAGTCAAAGGTTTCTCTGGTTCCCTTGGAAGATTTGACGAAAGCTTCTTTGATAGGTGTGAAGCATCAGTCGTCATCTTCTTTGCAAGAGGTTTATCATCTACGATCTCTGCATCTTCTACCGCACCAATTGGTGGAAGGCCGAGATACTTTCCAATGTTATTGACCATCATAATCTTCCACTTGAACGATGTACGCCCAGTCATCGTCTATGTTAATATCTGTGTACGGAACCGATTGTAGTATGTCAGTAGTAGGCTGGCCGGTCACGGTTAATCCCGGCTTAACTGTTACAGTCTGATACGCAGTGTTTGCATCAAGATCAGCATAAGCATTTGCAGTAACAAACTTTATGACTTTCTTTTCAGAAGTTGGGCCATAGTAATAACCCTTCAACGTAAAGTTCAAAGTCCAGATGAAGACTCTTCTTTCGTCATATGAACCTTCATAGACGTCTTCTTTAGATACAGAGTTCAATACAATAGGAATGTCTGCAATGACATCCATATCATCAATCATCTTTGCACTGACTACAAATTCAGGCTTAAAGAATGGTAGAATCTGTTCAAGAATCTTTGTGCCATCTTCAGTATACTTTGCCATGATATTGAGACTGAACTCAATGTTATATGGAGCAGGTGTAAACTGTGTTCGAACACGATCATTGACGTTACTAATCGACGCTCTGTTTCTCATAAGAGAAGTAAGATTACGTGATCCATCATAAGAGATAGAGTTGATCTCAAATGACATCCGAGGCAATATAATCGCTGGTGCACTAAAATCTGGATCTTGTTCAATCTTAGAAAGAAACTTTTGTGTAGGTCCATAGTTAATTGGAATCTTAAAACGCTGCGACTCTACGTTAGAGTTATTCGATCTTCCAATCGAGATGTTATTGAAGAGTGTACCGAAGATAGCAACGTATCTTCTTGTAGTTTGATGATAAAAACTTTGACCAAACATTAGTAGTTATCCTCACCAAATGGGTTATCTTCAGAAAAATCGAGTACGCCATCTGCGATAGTTTCAAGAGTTAAGTTGTCGGCCAATAGATCGATTGATTCAACTCCAGCGATCGTGTTATTTGCAGTCGTCTTGTATTTGAGTAGAACTGCATCGACTTCTTCAACACCGGTGTTGAATACTTCATTCGAGTATTCAAAGAGTTCGCAACGAAGATCATACATTTGAAGCGCGCCCATTTGATAGAAGATAGGCTTGTTATCAACGAACATGACTTCAAAGATTTTGCCATTCAATGGGAAGTAGAGTAAGTCACCTTCCTTTGGTCGAATCTCTTCATTGTAGAAACTAATGTCTTCGGCAAATCTTCTCATCGCAACAGAGAATGTAATTGAGTCACGAATCTGTAGACCAAACTTAGAAAGGAATTGGCCGTCACCACCAAAGCCATCAACGTTCTTAATGTACATCTCAATCATGAATGCCTTATTGAATACTGGCAAATCATCTTCATTGAGAGCATCATCAACTGCGCCAAGAGTACGTGGAATGTACCAAAGATCGACACCATGTACACGAATTGATTCAATGATCAGATCCTCGATTAAGGTCTGTTCCATTGAATTAGCGAAGTTGTTGAAATAAAAATTAGTTGACAAAATGTTAACCTATCATATCGGTGACTGGTAGACTATAACTTGTGATCATCTCGTCTTCCATTCTTCTGATTTCTTCAAGCGCATCTTCAAGAATGCGTTCACCATTGAACTGAATGTTACCTGGAAGATTCATTCCAACGAACTTAGTTAGGTTTGAACCCCACTGATACTTGATCTTAGCGGTTGCGTAATTCTGAAGCCAACGATCTTTCCATACGTCGGTATACACCGTTGGATCGACGATTTGATAGCATTCATACACGATGTATTCACCGACAGCAACTTTATCTTTATTCATGTCAATGTACAGGCGATTCATATGACGATTATAGCGAATTGGCTGACGACCGGTTAGCATTTCCTGCATGAAAGCAAGATGTTGGAATGACATGTAATAGTTGATCAAATCATAGTTAACAAAATCTTGAAGGTTGTTTAACACGAACTGATATTGAGCAGAGAAGATTCCGGTGCCGGATAATGTTCCATTAATTGGAAAGAGATTCACCACACCAATTACGTTTTCAGGCACAGTCACATAACCAT